CATTAGCAGCAGTAGTAGGAGTAGTGCAAGCAGACGATGACGGTAATGCCGCTTCGTCACCTAAACCAGTAGTAAAAGCAAAGGATATTTAATCATGGCTTATGTACCAAAAGAAGGCTCTGGAAGTTTATTTAAAAATGACCGCAAAACGACTGAAACTCACCCAGACTATACAGGCAGCATTATGGTCAATAACCGTGAACATTACTTATCTGCATGGGTTAAGGAAGGCGCTAAGGGGAAGTTTTTTAGCGTATCTATTGGCAAGGAAAAGCAACCTAAAGGTTTTAAACCTGCTGGGTCTGACGAAATTATGGATGATGTACCGTTTTAGGAGATAGACATGAAAACCGCTATTAATGATGTTGTCCAACAAAACATTGTTTCTATTCATACTGAGGAATATCATGTGGATGAAGAAAGACAATTAATTTCTATGACTTTAGAAGGTTTGGTCGGTGTCATTAATACGGTTGTCAAAGCAGCAGCAGATAAAGTAACAGATGCAGCCGAAAGAGAAGCAATTTTAAAAATGTGCAATTAACTACACATTAAAATGTACATAAGGGGAAACATATGTCACAACATTGGTATTGCGCCAAAACAGGCCAACCACGCTATACAACCATTGGCAAAAACGGCAAAGAAAGAAACACTACACTTAGGGATGCCAAAGCAAACCCAGGTACACTTGTCCCAAGCGTATCTACAATTAATGGACAGTTATCAAAAGATGGCCTTAATACATGGTTGCAAACTGAAGCCATAAAAGCTGCCGCAGAAAACCCAAGGGGTCTGCAAGAAGAAGAAAAAGATTATGTAGCCAGAATATTAGAGCTGGCAAAGCAAAAATCCCAAGAAGCCATGACTAGGGGAACTCTTATACATGACTTTATAGAAGCCCATTACAACGGTGATTTTATTCCTGAGAAGCCAGCATATGTATCAATGGTTGTTAATGCCATAGAAGCCCATTTTGGGGTTCAAAACTGGATTGCGGAGAAGTCTTTGGTTTCGCCAGAAGGTTATGGTGGTAAATGCGACCTTCATTGCCCTACCGTAGTAATTGACTTTAAATCTACGGAGAAATGCCCTGGTGATTTAACACCCTACTTAGATAATACATTACAGCTCGCTGCTTATAGAGAGATTTTAGCCCCAGGAGCTAGATGCGCCAATGTCTACATTAATGGCACAACCAATGAAGTTGCTATATATGAGCATAGTGAGCAAGACATTAAAGATGCTTATGAAATGTTTTTGTGCTTACTAAAAATATACAAACTTAAAACTGGGTTAAACTAATCAAGAGGTGGTAGGTGTGCTTTCCCCTTTGCATAACCACACACATAGTGTCCTACCCCTCACCTTACAATGGGCGAAAACATTGGATGCTTGCATACATCCGTCACGGAATGTTAGTAGCCCACCCTATTTAGGGCGTTAAGCCGTCAATGTAGGATGCAGTAATTGGGTAATTTTGCGGCTTTCTCGCCCATTGATAGAAACTGCCAAATACAGCCCTGTAGTTTATTTACAACAACATAGGGTTTGTCCTAATAAAAAAACAATAAAAATAAGAATAAATTTTACCTATAGCAAGTCATCGACACTATTCAGCTCAAGTACTCGCAGACGAACGACTAAAAAGACTTTGACTTGCTACTTTTTTTAGGAAAAATATGGCTTATTCTTTAATTAAACAAGCATTAAAAGAGGCCTGTCCATGTACAGGATGCAAGTATGCAGAAAAATGCAAAAAGTATGAATTGGCTTGTAGGCGTTTTCTTTGGTTTATCATTGAAAGGGAATGGGAGTCAATTCCCAAAAGGATGCCTACAGGACTAATATATAAAAAAATATACGAAGATGAAGGTGAATATCAATTTAAAAAATTTGTTAATTCTTTAACAGCAAAAGGAGTTTAAATTTGCCTAAAGAACCAATGACTTTACAAGAAATAGCTAACTCTGAAGGCATAAGCCGTCAAGCAGTAATGGATTTATTAAATAGAATTTATAGAAAAGTTCGTAAAATTTTAAGACAAAAGGGAATTAAACAAGAAGATTTTTTCTAAAGGGGTATAAATTGGAAATTAAAATAGAAGTTACCAAAGAAAATGACGATGGGTCAGCCGATGCAATGGTTCATTTTGATAAAGAAGGGCTTGAGCTTTTGGTGCAAGAAGGAATGTTATCAATTTTAAAACAATACATTGAGCTAAACAAAAACGCTCAAGAAGGCCAAAAATTAAGAAAAGAGATGGAAGTAAACCATCATAAAAACGGCAAAATAACCAATAAAAAGGTGAAATTATGAGTATTTTTTTATCAGTTATGGCTTTAAGTGGAATGATAGCTTGGTCAGTAATGATTTTAATTGTTATTTTAATTCACATGGAAAGCAAGTAATGGATAACGAATACATATACACGCCTGTAGGAACAGACATTACTATGCGCTGGAGATTAAATGGCTGGATTCCACCTTCTGAATTGCCAGAATACTTAGATAAATGGAAACATTTTCAAGAATTGCCATTACGCAAGCTAGATGACCAAGCTCGAAAAGAATACGAATTAGTAATGAAAAAAGCTAAAGTAATGCGTATTCGTTAACCGTTTTTAATCATATCTAAGGCTTCTTTTTCTTCTCTATCCACTCTAGCAAGCCATCCCTTACCAAAAACAGGGAAAGTTTTTAGTGATTGGTAGTATTCACGCCTAGTGGTAGAGAATTTCTCGATAAGATTTGTGCTATTACTGGCGGAAATAAGCTCTCTTGTTCTTGGGCCAATAACTCCGTCAGGTACGCAGCCAAGAGAGGACTGAAGAAGTTTAACGCTTCTTCCTGGGCCTGCGTTAACTGCCATTGAAAATACAACAAAGTCAAGTCCCCTAGGTAGTACTTCACAATATGCTGTTCTCCAGTATTTAAGCTCGTATAAAGGGGCTACATCCTCTTTGGTAAGGTCTTTCATGGTCTTAACAGGATGACCTACATATTCTTCCCAGACCGCCTTGGTAACGCCTAGATTGGTTTCGCCACCTGGGTCACTAGGATGATTAACCCAACCACCTTCAGACTGTAAAACTAAATCTAAACATTCTTTAAAATCATTTGCCATTCTTCATTTCCATAATCTTTTCGGCTGTTCTGCCACCAAAGTAAGCTAAAAATACTATTTGACCCCATTGACCTAATAATTGCACATAAGACTCAGTAGCATTAAAACCAAAAGCTGACATCATGGCAAATAAGAAATAGCCTACAAAGATAGCAATAAGTGCCATTGGGCGAATGTTTTTAGATAGCCAAGAATCAGAAGCCATGTCTGATTCCCAGCGTTTTGTAATCTCTTGCTGTTCTGCGGTATCGGCTGCAATTCTGGCAAGCTCGCCATTTTGTTGCATTTCTAGCAATTTAAGTTTAGCTTGCTCTGCTTGGGCAGGGTCAGGAAAGACTTTATCTAAAATCTTGCTACCAATGTCTAATAGTGCGCCTAATGGAAACATTTAAAAAGCTCCTAAAACAAATTTAAGCCACAAAGTAACCATCAATGCAGCAATAAAACACCATACCTGTACCCGTCTAACTGCTTTTAAATCATGCTGGAATTCTTCATTGTCTTTGCGTTGCATATTTTCAATATCTAACTTTATTTTTAGTACTGCTTCCCATTCTTTTGCGCCATATTTTCTTACAAAGTCTATCTTTAATTTGGCTTCTTCGTCACTAATTTGCTTTTTATGCTTCCAAGAATCTAAAGCCTTGATTAATGCTCGTTCTTTCTTTAATTCTGCTTCTCGCCTTAATCTAAGTCTTTCTTGTGCTTGTTTGTAAGCAACATCTGAACCATCTCGCTGTATGTTTTCAATAGATTCAGATAGCCCTTTGCTTGCTGCTCTGCTTGCTTCAAGGCTGTCTGTAAGGCCTTTGATGCCTTCAGATAATCCAAATGGGTCTGCCACATTGTTAGCCCACCTTAATATGACCTACGCCAGCAAGGTAAGTAACTACCCCTACTGCCGCAACGCCAACAAACCAAAAAAGTTTGGTAACAACAGACTTACCAACAGAGGTATAGACATTCTCAATAACCCTTTGAGTTACTTTTTCAACAATATCTTCTATTTCTTTTTCCGTTAAATTAGCCATTATTAACCTTTCAAGGCAGCAATTTCAGCGTTAGCGGCATCAAGGCTAGTTTTTAATTCTTGAATAGCTTGCACTAACATAGGAATCATTACAGATGTTTTAATAGATTTAAAATCTGAATAACCTTCTTGGTCAGATAATTCTACTAATCCAGGCATTACTTTTTCTACATCTTGAGCAATAAAACCTAATTTTGTAGGTACAGCAGATTTTTCTGATTTCAAACTATATTTAACAACATTAAGTTTGCAAAGATTATCTAAATAGCTAGGAGCAGCAACTACATTTTCTTTAATACGAGCATCAGAAATTGTTCCCCATGTTCCTGTTCTATTGTACGCAGAACCAGCATTTGTAACAGCTACTGTTGCTGTATTATTAAAGTTAAATAAAAGCTGACTTCCGACTGAATCGTAACCAATATTCCAATCTGAAGTATTACCAAACACCAAATTTTTTAAAGCAGCAATTTGCACCGCATAAGTAGCATTAAATGTGTTTGTGCCAGTAAATGTTTGGCTAACATTGGTATAAGCACCATTCGTTACTGTTGCGGCATTACCAGTAATATTAATACCCCAGTTACCAGAAGCATAAGTTCCGTCATATTTAGGGGCATAAGAGTAAATATTGCCAGCAGTAATAACAGTAGCACCACCAGCGTTATATGGGGTATACCCTAATGCTGTAGTAACATCACCAGAAGATAAAGTAACTACCCCTGTACGAGTATTAAAGCTAGTAACACCTGACGATATGGCAGAAATAGCTGATTGTACAAACGCTGTAGTAGCTATCTTTGTAGAGTTATCAGAACCAGGGGTAACTGTAGGAGCAGTACAAGTGCCTGTAAGAGTAGCGCCAGCATTAGCGCTTAAAGTAGTAAATTTACCTGTAGATGGGCTAATGTTGCCAATAGGCGCTCCATCAATAGAACCACCAGTAATATTGGGATTAGAAATTTGATAAATTGTAGCTACATCAGTAGCTGCTGTGCCGTTAGCTACACCTGTAATCTTGTTATTACCCATAGCTAATGGGCCTGTCATTGGAGTCTGACCATCCGCAGCTACAGAGCCAGTTAAGGCTGTAGCTACATCAGAAAAAGTAGTATTAGCCCAGTTAGAAGTGATTGTAGTACCTGTGACTACAGGGTTTCCTACTGGTAATACATAAGTACCTGAACCGTTGCGTGACATTATTTAACTCCTTCTTGAGCTGCTTTTATCATTAATAATTTAGCTAATTGTTTTTGTTGTTCTGTAAGATTTGCAGATGGTATTTTACTAGTTAATTTTCCTGCGCCATAAGCTGCTTCACCCATCAATCTAGGGCTTGTAGTAGCCATTGTTGCTAATGTTGCAGGAATATGTGCGCCACCAGTTAAAGCAGTTCCTAGTAATGCGCTTACATCTAATCCTTGACCAACCAATCCTCTTGGGGTTGGTGAGCGTAATGCTTGACCAGCCAGCGCTGGCATTAAATCGCCACCACCTTTTTCCATTAATTTGTTGGCTAATTGTTGACGATAACCATAATTTGTAGCTACATTATTTCGCATCAAAGATTGCAATTTATTTAAACCTGTAGCTGTTGATGCTTTATCACCAAGGCTTAAAGAACGATTAATTTCTTTAATTAAATCTTGACCTTCGCTATAACCTTTCATAACTTCATTATATTTAGGCGCTTGGTCTGCTATTTCAGACTTAATTGAATGGTAAACATTTTGAGCAATAGTTCGAGCTTTGCCTGATTCATAAGGTATTGTTTCAAGAATTGCGCCAACTTTTTGTTTTAAAGCATCCATACCTTCTGGTGTATGAAATTCTTTAGCAGGAAGATTTTTCCATTCATTAACTGTGTCACGAATTTCTTGCAAAGATTGACCAGCTTTAGGATTAATATTTTGACCTTTATAAGAAGCAATATCTTTAGCTTCATTAATGGCTTTATCAATGCCTTTAAAACTTAAAACGGATTTATCAGTTCCAACATCCATCATTCCCAATTTGTATTCTTTGGAAATATCTTGTTTCATATTGGCTAATGCACCTTTGGCTTGATTTAAAACATCTTCCATTGGAGCTGTACCACGCATATTTTGAACAAATGCTTGATTACCTGTTTTTCCAGCTTTATAGGCTTGACTTAATGCTTCTTCTCCAGCACCAGTAGCCATGCCAACTTCTTTACGCAATAACGATGCTATACCTTTTCCAGCACCACTAACGGCGGCAGGAACAGCACCTAAAGCACCACCAATAGCTGCTTGTTTTGCTTGTTCATTATAAAAATCTTGACCTGTTGCACCTGTTTCATTAGGCATTAATGCGCCTTGAATAGCGCCAGCACCCATTGTTTGCAATGCAGGGTTAGCCCTAGCAAAACTAGGAATCATGCTAGTACCTTTTAAAATACCAGCAGCAGGAGCTACAGAACCGCCAACCTGACCAGCCAAATATGACATTGGATTAGTTTTTTGATAAGGTTTAGCTTGTTGAGCATAAGATTGAGCGGTTTGACCGCCAACATTACCGCCTGTAGCTAATTGAGCAGCACCCAATACTGGGTCAATAAGAGCAGATTTAGTAGCTCCAGCCAATGCTGATTCCAATGGGCGAGGTTGTGCTTGTACATTTAACTGGCCCCGATTAATTGGTCTACCTAAAGCAGCACCACCACCTGTTTCACCAAATTCACCGCTAGAAGCTGGCTGCATAGCTGATTGAGCTTCAGCCATGCGCATTTTTGCTTCAGCTATAGCAATAGCTTGTTGTTGTTCTAAAGTAAAATCTGCCATATTAACCGCCAAATAGTTTGCGTTGTTCAGGAGTCATAAATTCCAATAATTTAAAGTCAATTTTTGGAGCTTGTTGTCCTGTTGTTGTCGGTAATGTTGGTGAAGTTGGTTGTAAAGCGCTTGGAACAGGTTTGTTATGTGTTTTATGCACATTTGCAATAATGACATCAGCTTGTTTACTTAAATCATCTGCTTGCTTTTCTAATGTCTTTTTGCCAACTAAAATTGCGCTTGGGCTTGTTGGGTCTTTTACAACAGCTTGTAAAATTTTATAATCAGGGCCGTTTAAAACACCTAAGTTGTATGCTTCTTTTGCTTGCAACATCATATTGTTATAAGCACTACCCATATTTGCTCTAGCATTAGGGTTAGCCATGTCTAAAGTGCTAAATCCTTCTAATGTTTTTTTGTAGTTAGTAATAGCATCTTTAAGGTTTGTAGCACCTGTAACTTGTTTAGTTGCACCTTCTGGTAATGGTTTGCCAAACATTAATTCTTGCGCTGCTTTAGCTTGTTCAAGATTAAGCCTTGCACCAGAAAGACCAACTTCTTGTTGTCTAAGAGCCAAATCAGCTTTATCTTTTTCAGTAAGTTGATTTTTCCATTCATCAAATGAACCTTTAAACGGTTTAACAGGGTCATTTTTAGCAGCTTCATAATTAATTATTAAATCTGTTTTCTTAGGTAATGCGTTTTGCATTAATGTAGCAGCCAATGCTTTACCTTGAGGAGTTTGGGCAGAAGATGCTTTTTTAGCCGCAGCATTAATATCTGTTTTGGCTAAGTCATAAATATCATTAACTTCTTGCTCACCCTTAACTCTTAGTGCTTCAGCCAATTTAAGTTGCTTTTCATCTAAAGATTGGCTTAAACTTGTACCAATGGCTGCTTTAGCTAAAGGTGCAATTTGTTGACTCCAAGATGGAGCTACATAATGACCACTAATTATTTGACCTTGTGGTTGCTCAGTAGCTTGAGTCATAAGCAATTCAGCAATCTTGCGCTGACGAGCTAAATCAGCAGTTTCAGGGGTTTGCCCTAATACTTGTTGGTCTGTTAAATATGCTGATTGTGCCATTATGCTGTCCTCAATAAATCTGCCAATGTTGGCGCTGGTTTACCTTCTTGCGCTAATTGAGCAAGAAAATCTTGTGTTTTTCCAAGTGGATTTTGAACCATTGTAGGTTGTTGTGTTTGTGCAAACGGATTCTTATTCATTTGATAATAACCGCCAAATTGTTCTTGAATAGGTGCGTTTGCTGCTTGAAACTGAGCAAATTGTTGTGCAGTTGGCTTACCGCCAGCAGGATTTACTAAATTAGCTAATTGTTTTAAACGATTAACATTTTTAAGAACATCTGAAGCAGAAATTTCCAAACTAGGAGTAGTGCCAGCAATTCCAGAAGCTCCTGCTGGGATAGCTGCACCAGAAGCATCTACGGCAAATTGCCCAGGTGCTGCCGTCATGTAAGTTTGACCAATAGTTGTGCCTAAAGTACCATCACCAACCATAGTGCCAGCGCCTATTGCGCCAGTTAATCCTGCACTATTAGTAACAGCATTAGCGCTAGGTGCAACAATAGACCCAAAATTACCAGCACCAGTAGGCGTTAAATTTGCAATATTGCTTGATGAGCCTAATACTGCATCTGCACCAGGAGTTGCTGTAACAGCAGTAGCTTCTCCAGCGCTACCAAAAGCAGCATCGGCAGCTAAACCTGCGTTTACAGCTTCTGTACTACTAGCGCCTGTTGCCAATGCGTCAAAAAAAGCCGTTGAACCAGCTTCGGTTGCAATAGCGCCAGCACCAGCTTCAGCACCAGCAGTAGCAGCAGCTTCAGTTGCAAACAAACTAGGGTCAATATAACCAGTAGCATAAGCAACGGCAATAGCTGCTGGTAATGTCCATCCACCAGGTATTTCACGTCGTACAGTAGTATCAACTTCTGCTAAACCTTTTCCTACAGGTTGTGTAACACTTTTGTCTATAAAAACACCAGCATTACTAATAGCATTTCCTACAGAGCTAACAGCGTTGCTAATAGAATCAACGATTCCACCTCCTTTAAATGGGGTGCGCTGTAAATCATAAGTCCATCCAGAATGTTTGCTTTTAATCATATTTGAGACATCCACATAAACTTAGGGTTATCAGACTCTTGCACTTCAATTCCTAAATTTTTTAATAATTGCAAAATTTGAGTTGGCGGTTCAGTACCATATACTGTTTTAATGCTAGCATTTTGTAACTTTTTAACAAATTCTAATATTGCTTTAGATAGTTTAATTGGTGAATCTTTAGTAAATAAATGCAGTTCTACAGCTTGATTATCAAGTTTAAATGCCACCAATACAGAATTACCTTCATGAAAAACAATTGCTTTGTTAGCTTTTACAGCTTGAGCAATTCCTTGTAAAACCTCATTAGGGTCTACATCTTGAGTATCGGCAATAATAATTTCTGATGGGGTCATTATTAAGCGCTCCAACCTGCTAATGGGTCATAAATAGAACCATAAAAATTAGACGCTGTTTGAGCAGCTTGCTCATAAACGCTACCTGGTTTAAAAGGGTTAAGGCTTCCGAGTCCCATGATTAACCTAAGTTAAAAATATCACTAGCGAAAGTGCCGCCAGAAGTAGGGTTAGTAAAGAAATTATTTGTAGCTGTGTTGTAATTACCTAATCCACTTAAATACTTGTAAGCGTCAACGCCTAAACTAGCTAAACCACCTACTCCACCACCACCTAACAATGCGCTAGAACCTAAACCAAATAAACCTGATTGCAGGTTAGCTGTTTTTGCGTTTGCAGCATTTTGGGCGGCAATAGCAGCAGCTTGACCTGTGGTATATCCACCTAAATAATCAGGCCCAGATACAGCGGCTTGGCTATAAGGGTTTACATAACCAGGTTGTGTAGCTTGATTAAATGCACCTAATTGCGCAATTGGCAAATTAGATTGTTGTAATTGCTGATTGAAGCCTTGCTGATTAGCTTGCAAGCCAACATTAATTCCACCTACTTGAGCAGAAGTTAACAAATCATTTTGTTGTTGTGCTAATTGTGTTTTAGCACGGTTGTAAGCCTCTGAACCAGGCATAATTCCCTGATTAGCTAACTGTGTTTCTGTGGCAGCAGATTGTTGTTGTAATTGAGGTTGCAATCTACGCATAATAGCGTCTGAATACAACTCACCAGGGTTAATGCCTGTTTGTGCCAATGTATTGGTATTAATACCTTGTCCAGCGCTAGAAGCCAATCTGTTTTGCAATCCACCTAATGCAGTTTGTAGTTGTGGAGCTAATGTTTGATTAGCTGACCAAATAGGATTGCCATTAGCATCTGTACCTGTTTGCTGATACTGTAGGCTTGAATAAGGTGTATTTTGGTTTACACGGTTAGCAGCAGTAGCAGTTTGTGCGCCTTGATAGTTGCCTAAAGAGGTTTGTTGTGCAGCTTGAATATAAGGGTTTGTAGAAGTTTGATTGCCTGTGGCATTAGTGCCAGTTAATCCCCAAGGATTTCCATTGGGATTTGCTGCTGGCTTTAATGCTTGATTTGCTTGGTATTCTGGAGAATTTTGAAAAGCTGCAATAACATCTTGTGGACTTTGACCACTATTTAAAGCATTTTGCCAAAATTGATAACCAGCTTGGTCGGGAGCACGATTTAATTTTTGTTGATATAAATTGTTTAAAAAACCACTATAAGCATTACCGCCATTCATTTGTGGCTGAGTAGCTAATTGAGCTTGTGCTGTGCCTGAATTTTGAGCTTGATATGTAGGAGTTTGTGAATTATCCATAGAATAAAGCGGATTGCCACCACCTTGTTGACCTAATGCCATTAATCCTTGGTTTAATCCTTGATTTGTTACTATAGGATTACCTGATTGGTCTAATCCATACCCTGCTGAATAATCTGGTAACATTCCTTGCTCCTAAATATATATATTGAAACCAAGGAATCGGCACAATCCGATTATACCCTTGTAAATCATTAAATTACAGACCCTTTTTCCATGACATAGTCGGTGGAAAGCCAATGTACATCAATTCCTGCTGAAACCATATTCAAGTTAAGACCGCCTGCATAGCCTAAACCTGTTACTCCTTGCCAGTTTCTTGAAATAACCAAGTTACCAGCCCATACATCGTTATCCCATGTTGCTACATCCCATACGGCTGTAGTAGTTGGATTTGTTTCAAAAGATACTTTTCCAAGGTTATTTTGGGTTTGGAAGTCTGTATTAATACCGCAATAAATACCAGGCGCTCCCACATCTACCAAGAATGTAGGGCGAACTAATGTAAAGCGTTTTTGTTGACCTGGAGTGTCAAAATAGCTATAGGCTTGTTGACAAGTAGCTGATATTTGACCGCCATTATCAGCATTAGTATCAAAAAACTTACCTACAAAGCCATTGCCGCCAAAATACAAATCATCACCACTTAATTCAAAACACTTAGCATTAATTCCTGTGAAATTGCACCAAGCCTTACTAATTGTGTGCATTATATATTGCTCTGCACCATTAGGATTAGGAATGTTAATAAGAAGCATATTAGGCTTGGCAAAGTAAATAGCTTGCCAACCAAACTCAGTAGAATAAGTATCTGCTGCTAAAGAAATTGCAAAGAAAATCTTATCGGTAAGGTTAATCCTAGGGTCTAGACGGCTAGATTGCAATGCAGAAGCCAATGGTACTAAACCATCTTGGGTAAGCAATAGGATGTCACCAGCAAACTTATAAAAGCATCTACGGCTAAATACATAACCTAATTGCCATACGCCTTTAAGCGCCCATGTTGCTGCCGTATCAGGGTCTGTACCGTTATAGACAATAATCTCGCCCATGTTGGTAATAAATACTGCGTAGTCATCAGAACCTTGACCAGCATCTAATGTCCATGTAGCCATTGCTTGCAAGAAACCACCATTACGAGCAATACCACCAAAATCAAGAGAAGTGGCTGCCCCTGCAATTTGGTTAACAGGCAAATACCATACTTTTAAATTGTCTTTTTCGGTAAAGAATAAGCGGTTTTTAAATAAGTTTACTTGTATAAACTTGTTGCTGTTAACACCTGTAATTGCATACAAAACAGTATAAGTGCCTACTGTTGTGGCATTAGCGCCAGGGTTACTAGCCATTGTGTAAGTAAAAGTATTAGCACCAGTTACTGTAATGGTATATGTGCCGTTATATGCAGCAGGGCTTGCACCAGCAATAGTTACTTTATTGCCAGTTAATAAACCATGAGCAATAGCTGTAGTTAATGTGGCAGTTGTAGTTACATAAGTAATCGAGTTAATGGTTTGAGCTGTGCTTGTTGGGGCAATGCTAAACCAGCTAGTACCGTCATAGACCATAGTAGCGTCTGCACCATTGCAAGCAACTAAAAAATGACCTCCAGCCGTACTAATGTTTATATGCTGAAGTTTGTCGTTAGTGATAGCGTAAGAAACGGTAGCAGTAGCCGTATCAGCGTTATAAATGCTTGTTCCTGCGGCAGCAAATAGTTTTTGGCTACTTGGGCCAGCATAGTTCATTAAGCTATTTACAAAGCCAGTAATGCCAATAGAGCGCTTAGAATACCCTTTTCTTAACACTACATCAGTAGGCGTAGGGTATAAATTGGTCAATGTAACCGCATCAGTAGGAGGCATTGATGATACAGAATCCCTAGCGTTCCAACCACCAATAGGTGAAGTAATGGAGGTAGTAAGGGCGGTTTGTGGTTTAGCGACCGCCATAATTATGAACCATACCCTGTATCTGGAATATTAGCGTAACCAATAAGCACCTTGCTTGGGTAAGGCGCAAATGATAGATTTGGAGAGCCTTTATCGTTAGCTTTAGCAACAGATAAATAACGGTTGTAATCGGCTGTCAACGCAGTCGTATCAAATGATTTAATTTGGAAGTATTTGAGTTTGGTAGATAAAACCATAATACGGTCATCAAAAACCGTAGTATCGCTATCAGCAGTAAACTTATTCTTCACTTCGCCTGTGGCGCTTCTTGCCCAACCTTTAGAACGATATTCCCACCCTAAATACTCATTGGTATTCATAGGAGGCCATATTTGGAATTGGTTATCCAATATGCGCCATCTAATTCTTGGGCCAGTTGAAATATAACCAGACTTTAGCCATTGCCATTGTTGAGCATCTTCACCTCCCAACATTTCCCAATGTTTCGTCTTATCCCACATCGTGCGGTCTGTAATGGTTTCAAAGTCGGCTGGCAAGTTGTAAGCAGTCTGAGCCAATACAATCGAGCCTGTGCCTGTACCATTAGCCATTTGGCTTAATACAATTTGCTTGGTAGTGTTGTTTGCCGACACTACATAAGTATCTTGGTTGATGTTATAGCCAGTAACTTGCCATTGGCTTGTAACGCCACTAATATCTGTACTGCTAGGAACAGTCAATGTAGTAGAACCATTGACCGTTGTAGCGTTTGTTGTAATAGCTTGAGTGTAAAAACGATACTGAACTTGTAATGCTTGCCAATCGTATTCTTTAAGCAAGTCATAGCCAGAACCATTCATCAGCGCTAAAATCTGCTGTACATCTTGATTAGGGTTTCCAGCTACAGAAACTGGTACGGCTAAATTAAGCTCGCTTGCAGTTTGCTGTACAAGTTCTAGCATCGTTAATGACATATTAAGCCTCTGTTTCTACCTTGGTTTTGCGTGGTTTTTTAGTTCCAACAGCGGCAAGTAGAGCAGTCATCTGAGATTGCATCTCAGCCAGCTTTGCGTCTGTTTCTGCTTTAATTTTAGCATTTTCTTCACGCAATTGCGCTACTTCTTCTTCTCGCTTAGAAATATCAGCCGTTTGATTGGCTACAGACAGAAAAGCCTTGGCTTTGTCCCTAAAAGCATAGGGTGACATACCAGCAATCATGCCAATACGCTGTAATTGTTGGTCGCCGCAATTAGCCACCGCTTCTACAGTATAAAATTTGATGCCTTTGAGTTCTTCAGCTTGTCCCATAGTCAATAAAGGCCATTCTGACAGAGGAGTTCCTATAAAGCCTTCATGGTTTCCAGTTTTGTTCTGATAATCAGCCCAATGTAGTGGAAATCTGCGTTTATGCCTATCTTCAGCAATAGTATCAATGATATTAAGCTGGTCGCCTGGGGTCATAATGGTGATGAAATCCATCTCTTTAAAGATTGGTCTGCCTTGGGCAAGAGTTTCATCTTTGATTTCTACTGGGCGCTTATAAAAGCGTACTGTTAACTGCGAATCCGCATTACGGACATCTGATTCAATAGCCATTTAATTCTCCTAAGGGATTAGGTTGTTAAAAAGAAAAAGGGACTCCCCTTTTGAGGGAATCCCAAGGTACTACAATTAAAACTTAAACAGAAGCATAGCTGAACCAGCCATAATCTCCAGAACCCATTGCTACTGCTGGGGATAAATAGCTTCCACCAGTTGCAGCCACTACAAAAGTAGTAGAGTTAATAGAGCAAACGCCAGTTGTGCCAGTAATAGTTGCACCAGCTTTTGCCCATACATAACGGCGACCATCAGAGCCAAATACTTCTGCTCCAGTTGGGCCGAATTGTGGAGCTGTACCGCCAGTTGTTGCAATTTCAGCTACGGTTGTTGTGTCGTTAAAATCAATCCCTGATAGGGGTGTAATGGTATATGCCATGATATTTCCTTTATTAGTTAAATTGACTAAAAATAGGGGTTTCCACCTACTTTTTTAGTTAGTCATAATGCCTTGCAAGAAGCTGTTAGAAGCAGTCAAGTTACCAGCCCAACCGTATAACTTCACGATTGCGTCTTGGTTAATAGACTGACGCTCACCACCAATAGGTACAAAGTTACGCTCTTTGTGTGGGCGTAAGAAGATGTAGTTGGTGTTCAAGAAGTACATTGTGTTAGAAGGTTGCTCATTGCCATAACCACCACCCAATACTACGTCAGCAGAAGTACCGCCACCGTAGAACTTGAGGGAAGCAAAACCAGCAGCGCCAGCTTCTTCAGAAGCGATACGCTGAATAGCTTGCAATGACTGTACATACAGGCTGTAGAAGTTGTTATCAGCAACAATCAAGTCAGCTTTGTCTGTTCCACGAACTAATTGAATAGCTGTAGAAGTCATCTTA